CCGAAATTTTGTGGAATTAACACAGTACATGCTGTGAGCGGTTGCACATAAGGATTTGGTAATATGTGCGATTACCACACGTCAGACAGTAGTAGGAGAACACCATTACCGGAGTTAGGCACCCTCAATATACCCCATCACATTGAGGACATCACCGAAGATCAGTCCCCCTGTGAGGCAACTTATGTGTTGAGAACCATCAATAGTATTCTCATAAGCTGAAAAGTTACGCGAAAGAACGTAATTAACTTCATGTTCTTGATAAATTGCTACAATTCTATAATAATGTTGTTCCGTTGGATCATTATATTCAAAACGTATTAGTTGCCCTGGTGGTAAAATAAATGTCTCAGGACATAATAAACAGTTGGCAACTTGCAACCAACCCTTGAGTTCCACAGTAAAAGGGATGGTTAAATTTGTTCCGAATAAAGGACAAGTGATATGATCTGGCACTTGGTTATAGAAAGGATATCTTTGAAGATATATTGGGGTATATGGTTGCTATGCAGTAGCAGCAGCACTGGGGTTATAAAATTCGACCTCATAATCCATCCATACGTATCCGAGATTAACTGTTCCATTATGGGCTGTTGGCAAAGTGATCGGTGAATGCGCAACATTAATAGAACCAACGGTAGCTATGCCGGTGTCACCAGCTGCTGGGAAGGTTTCATATTGTGGTAAACGATTAAGTTGATCTTTCATCACCCGATTTTCAATGGAATTGTACACGGCTGTTGCCATAGCCCTCATGTCACCTGACACCGACAACAAGTCGGCATCGGGTGCAACTTTACTGGGATCAGAATCCCATCGGAGAGCTACCTGGCCACCATACGTAAAAGGTATAGAGGTGACCCAACGTAGATTAAGTTTGTTGATCCTAAACTTATCATACGCCTTGGCAAGTTTTGTTAACCACCGCGTATTATCCATAAACACGCCTGTAGAGACGTTTTGAAAACGGAATACACGTATACCACCACCAGCTGGGATAAGTCCATCGGCGGCTGTGCCATTTAGTTCCAAAGCTATCTCAGTATTGGATACAATGATGCGATCTTTCTGGCTAATGAATTGAGGGCGACCAGTTTGCATAGCAATTTGGGGTTGAGCAAATCCCTGGGGATGTACCAAACTCCGAGTAGATGGTGCGCTTCTACTCTGTTTCTGACGCTTACTAGCGCTGGGCTTTCTTTGGGGCTTGGGTTGTTGTTTTCTTAGGGGCGCCATATTTACGTTTGTGATAACGACAGGCGTCTGGGTCTCGACAATCTTCAAGCCTATGTATTTTGCGGGGATTCGACTTTTCTGCACGGTGCTTTGTTTGCGGCAAGTGTGGTGACGATGGTCTTGATTGACCGCTCGATTTTGGCGTGGTCAAGACTGGTGGTGAAGCCGCCGTGGGCTGCGAAATGCTTATGGCGGTCGCAGGCGGCGGTGAGGGACTGTCGGAGATGGGACTCGACACGTCCGACCCAATCGTCTCTTGATTTGCACAAATCTCTGAAATTATCGGCACTGAGGGGCATTTTGTTGTCTCTGTTGAAACTGGAGGCATGGGGCCAAGAATATCATGGCCAACTGCAGCCTTGATCCGGTGTCTTATAGTAAAGCCGTTGTCGATAATCCCTTCTGGTAGGGACTCGATACTAGTAGCGGCTCTAATGGCACTCTCGATCTGTTCTATTTCACCTGCAGTAAGGTTCAACAATAAGCTCATCAGATTCCGTAGCAACTCCACATCATCCTGTGGGTACGGGCCTGCACGAACACGAAAATCTTCTTCGTTTGTTGAGCGGTACCATTCAAATCCTTCTTTTTGCAAAAGCTCTATGACTTTAGCACACCACACTCCGATTATGGGGGTGTCTTTATCAGTGACGCGATATCCAAATGCCCTATTAAACAAGGCTTGTTTGGTCGACACCGTGTCAGGTGACATAGTCAAATGTAGTTTTGCCAACGTCCTTTCTGGGTCTTGAACTGACTCCAGATGCGTTGCAGGACTTGCATAAATGCGTCCTAGGAAGGGAACAGGGCTACCTTGATGTGGATATAAAACCACAGATTTCAATTCGTGCCCAAGTTTCG